AATCGTGGAGACAGACCAAGGTGACATCTATGCGTCGTATTTGTTGAAGGCTTTCCAAGATTTGCAAACCGAAAATTATGACACTTCTGTAAAACGATTTCTTGAAATTTACGGCGACGACGCCCTTCTCTATATCTCATCCAAAACCCAGGCTGTGCAGCCTGGTATTGCTGCAACAGAACAGTTCGGTGACTGGGAACGAAAGAACGGAAGCCTTGTTGAAGCGTTTCCGTTAACATCTGCCTACTTTGCCCCAGGTGGAGACGACTTCTCATTCTCCGTTTGGGAGCGCCAAATTCGCACAGGTAGCCGCAAACGTTTAACTGCCTCAGAGATGATTGACCTAGCCCAATTCCGTGTCGGCAACGCCCTTTACCGTGACCTGAAACGTCAAGCAGGCAAGTATCCACCTACCGAAGTTAGGGATTGGTTGCGTCGTCAACGCCAAAAAATCTCTGAACAACTCCCTGGGTTCCCAGCCCAAGCCGTGTTTACTATTGGTGAATTTGACCGCAGTATCAAAGAAATGAAGCGTGCGGTCGACGACCCACGTTTGGCGGATAACGAGATTGCTGGTGCGGCTAAAGAATATTTGGGTTACCGTGACAAAGCAATCGCACAGTATGTTGCGGCTGGCGGCAAAGAAGGCGGTTTCGCTACTTCGAAATCTGCCATCGAGTTGCGTCAATGGCTGTTCAACATCGGTACCGCATTGTCGGAAGCGGTGCCAGATTTTCAACGTGTGTGGGACCGTGAACTAGCATCAGAGGTTGACGAACTATGAGCATGATTCCAAACAGGACTACGCCCCCAGTGGACCCGAATCAGGGCGGCATTGTGGACATTGACCCGATTCCTCAAGTGGTGGTTGGTTCGAGGAATCTTCCCACGTATTCTTTGGGAACAGATTTCCAGTTCACGGAACGCGTTGTCACCCCTGGGGCAACAGCACTTGCTGGCACATCGCCTATTTATGGGCAAAACTATTTTGTTCAACGTGGCGCTAAAACTTATTACCGTGGTCCAGGACTTGTTGACGGTAACGGTGTTATTAAACGTGACCCGTATGACCCATCAGAAATTAACACTGAGGCATACCGTTACCTTGCGTCATTGGACCGCGGTGAACGCATTGCGCGCCTCAACTTCTTTGCTGACCGTGGACTTTATGATGGTGGCAAGCCGACAACATCTACGTTTGATTCCCGTGACTTGAACGCGACCTCACAATATTTGTTGAGTTTGAATCGTTGGGGTGTGACCGATGATATTGGTCTTGCGTTTTTGGAGAAGGAGATTCCTGGCGGTCAGGCGGGTGGCGGTCGTTCGGTTCGCGTTACTGCTAAGGAGGACATTACGAAAGTGTTGACGGAGGAATCGTTTCGTTTGTTGGGTCGCCCAATGTCTGCGAAAGAAGTTCGTGATGCTGTCCAGTTTGTGCAGTCTCGTGAACGTCAAGCGGCGTCGGGTGGCGCTGAGCAGGGTGCTGCTTTGTCGACGTTGACGGAGCAGGCGGTGACTCGTGGTCGTGAAAGTGAAACACAGTTGGAAGGTTTCCGCACACTTGCGGACCTTCTTGAACAAGCATTGGGTGGTGGCTGATGGCTGCGGCTGACGACCTTAAAAAAGCCCAAGATGCTTTAGGAAACCCAAATTTTAGAGGCACGTTTGATTTTGAAGGAACAGAGTACACGCGCACGGAACTGCGTGATGTTCTTGTTCCGTTGTTAAAGAAACGTGCCGAAGTTGCAGAAAAACGCGCAAGTGAAACTGGCGCTGGGTTTGCAAATCTTCAAAATCAGATTCGTTCTGCCGAACAGCGCGTACAAGAAACGGAAGAAATTTTAAATCGCGACCGCAATGCGTTTGAGAAAAGAAATTTGTCGGAGGCGGAACTTGCCAAATCAGAAAAAAGGTTTGACGAAGCAAAAATTCGTTTAAGCACGTTGACTTCTCGCGCTCCCTTTCCAACCTCCACTACCAAATCGGCGGCAGGAAAGGTTGGTGGTGTGGTTCAGGGTCCGCCTTCTCCGTTTCTTGATGCGAACGGAAAGCCAATAGTTCCAGATGAAGGGGCACCAGGCGCTACGCCCCCTGGCGGTGGTGCCGCCGTCGCAGTAACAGCGGTTAGGAAAGCAGACGTAGACGCCGCACTTGCCACCTCAGGTTTGCCTGACACTCCCGCGAACCGTAAGCAGATTCGTGAAGATTTAAAGGCTGGCAAGAAACTGCAAGCGAACTGGGAAACACTTGTTGCTCAACAGGCTGGCGAATACGCATACCTCCTTGACCAGAAATACGAAGGCGTACCCGAACTGTTACGCAAAGCCGTCCAAGAAGGATATTTCAAATCTGACGAAGGACAAAAACAATTCCTTCAAGAATTCAAAAACACTGGCTACTATCGCAACACCTCCCAGAAACAACAGTTGTTCGATAAGAAAACGCCTGCCGACAAACAGGGCGCTATTCAAACCGAGATTGACAAGATTCGTGCCGAATACGGAGAGATTCAGTTTGACCAAACAGGTTTAGAAGAAGTCGCTACTGCCGCAGCACGCAACGGTGCTTCCCCCGTCGAACTTGGTCGCCTTGTTTATCGTGCCGCGTTCAAACGTGGGGCAGCACAACCCGCCTTCGGTGAATCCGTAGCAGCGAAAACGGCGTTGGGTGGCGAAGATGTTGCCCGTGTCCGTGCCATCTATCGCGCCTACGGGCAACCCGCTGACGACCAGACGATTGCCAGAGTCCTCGCAGGCGAGGTTGACCCTGCGAGTGGTGTTGTTATGACTGAGGACATGTTGCGCAACAATTTGCGTGACATTGCCAAAGTGTCATATAAACCCTTTGCTGACTTGTTGGACCGTGGCATTTCTGTGGAAACTATTTTCCAGCCGTATAAACAGATTGCGGCAAGCGTTTTGGAAAAGACACCTGATGAGGTGGAGTTGGTTGATGCGTCGGGTAAGCCGTCACAGTTTGCGTCTGCGTTGATGATGAAGGAGCCGATGTCGTTGACTGATTGGATTAGTACGTTGAAGTCTGATGAGCGTTATGGTTGGCAGTTCACTTCGGAGGCGAAGCAGAAGGCGACTAGTCTGGTGATGGATTTGGAGAAAGCGTTCGGGTTTAGAGCATGAGTAATATTCAAATTTATGAGGATTCACTACTTTTAGACCCTGTACCGACTTCCCCTCTTTCCCCACCTGTTCCTCCAACACGACCAGAGGAAACCGAGAAGGCGCGTGTTGCTCGTCTTGACCGTGAGCAACGTCAGGCAGAGTTCGAAACATTACAGGCAACGGAACGCGCAGCGGTAAGCCAACGCCGCGAGAACGCTTTCGGCATCGTTTCTTCTTTCTTGCAGCGTGCAGGACTCGGCGGACTAGAAACCAATATCCGTGGACTCCTCGCCCAAGGTGTTGAGGACTCTGATGCCATCCTTTTCAACCTTCGCGAAACCACCCAATTCAAAACCCGTTTCGCTGGCAACACTGCCCGCGCCGCCAAAGGTCTACCAGAACTAGACCCCGCAACCTATATCGGGTTGGAACAGCAGTATGCGAGCGTCATGCGTTCCAATCGTCTACCTACAGGGTTTTACGACGAACAGGACGATTTCAAGGCTTTGATTGAAGGCGACGTTTCACCGTCAGAGTTTCAGCAAAGAATCCAAGACGGATTCGTCAAGGTTCGTGACGCCGACCCACAAGTCCTAGCCACCCTCCGCCAGTTCTATCCTGAGGTAGGCAACGACGAAACTGCCCTTGCCGCCTACTTTATTGACCCTCAACGTGGGGCACAGGCATTGGACCGTCAAGTGCAGGCTGCCCGCATCGGTGCCCGCGCCCGAGAACAAGGTGGCATAGGCATCGGAGCGTTAACTGCTGAGGAACTGGTATCACGCGGCTACAGCCCAGAGCAAGCCCAAGGGGTGTTTGAACGGGTCGGTCAGTTGGCTGGCTTGTATCAGGAGATTGGTGGCGAGCAGGCTCTTACCGAACAGCAGAAGGTGGGTGCAGCGTTCGGCTTTGATGTTCAAGCGCAAGAGGAGTTGGAGCGTCGACGTGCGCAACGCGTCGGAGAGTTCCAGACTGGCGGACAGTTCGCCCGCACCACAGGCGCCACCTCGCGCACCGTTGAGACTGGTGTCGGTACCGCACAGTAGGGTACTTGACATGCACGCATAGTCGTGTGCTACAGTAGGTCTTGTCAATAACGACAACAGCCATCAGGAACCTCCAACCTGGTGTGGGTAAAGGAGTGAGCCAATGTCCAACGTCCACGAGTTCGAAGAAGAAACTGGCGACGAGGTACCGAAAGACCCAGTGCGGGCAAGGATGAAACAACTCGAAAAAGAGTTGCAGCAATCCAGGCAAGCATTGACGGAAGCGGAAGCCATTAAACGCGAAAATGCGTTTATGAAAGCGGGCATCCCAATGGATGACCCGATGGCAAAGTATTTCGTAAAAGGTTACGACGGTGAAATCACCCCTGAGGCGATTAGGTCAGCGGCGGAAGAAGCCCAACTCATTGCGAAGGCTGCAGAAAACGCGCAAGCGAAATCTGAAGCCGATGCTTGGTCCCGTTTAACACGGGCACAGCGCGCTGGTGAGACAAGTGAACCCGTTGCCGACTGGAATACCAAGTTGAATCAGGCTCGCAACGAGCAAGAGGTCATGCAGATTTTGGCGCAGTTAAGACAAGAAGCACAAAACACCTAGCCCGCTGGACTCCCGTCCTGTCGGGAGAAAGAAATAACAGGCAATGACCAAAACACAGACAACGGACCTGCTCACAGACCAGGTTGCATTTGACAGGATTGCGTATTTCGCACTCCGTAGCGAACTTTTGTTCGACGCGGTTGCAGACGTTATGCCAGTCGCACAAGCAATGCCAGGTTCATCGGTGAAGTTCACCATCTTTAATGACCTTGCTGAGAAGACTTCAACGCTGACCGAAGACACTGACGTAACGCCAGTTGTCATGGGTGACAGCCAAGTTGAAGTGACCCTCAACGAATACGGCAATGCCGTTAACACGACAGCCAAGTTGCGTGGAACTTCGTTCCTCGACGTGGATTCCGCAGCAGCCAACCTCGTTGGCTACAACGCTGGTATCAGCATCGACGGAGTTATCCGTGAAGTGCTGTCCGCTGGCACCAACGTCGTGTACGGCGGTGGCGGTTCGTCAACCCCAACTGCACGTACCGAAATTGCTTCCGAAGACATCATCGAAGCGAACGACGTTCGCAAGATTGTTGCTGCTCTCCGTAAGGCAAACGCCGTGTCGTTCAACGGCATGTACATGGGTTACATTCACCCAGACGTGTCATACGACCTCCGCAAGGAGACTGGTGTGGCTTCGTGGCGTGACCCGCACGTGTACAGCGACCCAGCAGGTATCTACAACGGCGAAGTCGGAGCCTTCGAAGGTGTGCGTTTCATTGAGACGCCACGTGCGAAGATTTTCGAGAACGCCTCGAACGGCTCAGGCTCGACGGGCACCGTGGATGCGTACTGCACGCACATCGCGGGACGTCAGGCTCTTGCCAAGGCTCACTCGATTGTGGATGGCAACGGCGCGTTCCCACGCGTTGTGCGCGGTCCTGTGGTCGACGTGCTCAGCCGCTTCCAGCCTGTTGGCTGGTACTGGCTTGGCGGTTACGCACGATTCCGCGAGGCTTCGCTGCGTCGCATTGAGTCGTCGTCATCGCTCGGCGCCTAATAGCGCCTAGCAACTGAATGTGGTGGCGTGGGTCGTGCTCCCCTGCGACTCGCGCCACCGCTTCGTGTTATCATGTCTGTGAGGTAACTGATGTCCATTTCTAATTACGCTGAAAACAAATTTCTTGATGTTCTCCGTGCACAGTCTTTTTCGGTAAGCAACGTTTATGTGAAGTTGCATACTGGTGACGCTGGCGAAGCAGGTACAAGTAATGCCGCCACAGAAACCACTCGCAAAGAAATTACGTTCAATGCCGCATCATCGGGTTCGATGGCTGCGTCTGCCACGGTTGAGTGGACGAACGTTTCTACCACCGAAACTTATAGCCATTTCTCTTTGTGGGATAACGTCAGCGCAGGCAACTGCCTGTGGACTGGCGCACTTTCATCTTCGGCTGCTGTTACTGCTGGGGACACTTTCCAAATCACTGCGCTGACTCTCAGCCTCGACTAAGTGAGGTAGCCTGATGGCTACTGGAGTCACCGACTTTACGTTCGGTTTCACGGACACGCCTGGATTTCGCGAGTTTGAAGAAGTCCCAAACTACGCCTATCGCAAGGTCGTCTATTTCGCTTCGCCGTTTGCCGCTACGCAAGGATTTTTCAAAGGTGTAGTTGCACGTACCGTTTCGGCATCAGGAGCAGGTACACAATCTGCGACAGGTCTACGGATAGTTCTCCGTACTGCCACAGCGTCAGGGTTAGGTTCGTCATCAACTACTACTGTGCTGGTTGCCATCCGTACGGCAACCGCATCGGGTATAGGAACTTCTGTTGCGGATGGTGAACGTGTTGTTCCTCGTTCGGCTACAGCAAGCGGTCAAGGGTCGACGAGTGGTGGGGCAACAGGGTTGCATATTGCGCCCCGTACAGCAACAGGTTCAGGTGTCGGTTCGTCCACCGTCACATCGTTCTCTGTCCGTGCTTACACCGCCACTGGGAGTGGTCAAGGTTCGCAATCTGCGACAGGTTTGCGGGTCGTGGTTCGTACCGCTACCGCTTCAGGTACTGGAACGTCCACAACCTCGGAGCAGGTTCTCAGGGCGCGTACAGCGTCCGCTACAGGGGCAGGGTCATCTACTGCCACCACCCTGCATATTGCGCCCCGCACAGCATCTGGAGCAGGCTCAGGGCAATCCACCATCACGTCGTTCGCTGTCAGGTTCCGCACCGCCACAGCATCAGGTACAGGCAGCCAAGTATGTGTCGGGGTGCCCGTCAGGTTCCGCACCGCTACCGCTTCAGGTACTGGCAGCCAGTCCGCCACCCAACTCAAACTCTTGCTGTTCATCACACCCGTCGGTGATGTGACTGCTGCCGCTAACCGTTTCGACGATTCGATAGCAGGTCGCCTGTTCCGTTACGCCCAAGGAACTTCATCAGGTGCGAACGTCTACAAACTCACTGACGGCACATTCACCCAAGTTGAGCAACGAGAATATGAACGCATCGTCAAGGTGTACCACGGTGGCAGCAAAAACTTTGTTACCGCTGAGGAGAAGGCTGAACTTGTTTCCGCAGGGTATGGTGAGTACATAACATGAGCATCTTCCGACCACCCACCGACGACTTCGTGGTATTGGGTGTACCACCAAAAGAGTTCGATTCCCAAGAAGCACGCATGGCGTACAACCTGTTCAAACATTTTGATGCTGAACCTCGCGGCAGAAACGTGTTCCTGTTAACGAACGGCACCTTCACAGAGAACGAACCGAACGACAACACGACGATTACCAGAGTGTATTTCGGTGGGTCCGATAACGAAGTGTCAGCAGACGAAGTTGCTAGTCTTACCGCGGCAGGTTACGGCACATACATTTCGTAGGGGATTATGAAACATAGAGAAACGCATCCGACGTTAGATGTTGAAGGCTGCTTTGCTTGCCGTGTTTCGCATGTTCGCATGTCTGGTTCTGCTATGCCGACCCGCCAAAATGTTGCACATCTCAACTCAAAAGAACGGTCATTAGATAAAGACTTGGATGCCTACAAACGGATACGACGTAGCGGGGGGCAACCTGAAACGATTGACGGTTCTGCCCGCATGGAGAAAACAGTCGATTGAACTATCAATCTTGGCAAGGTTATCCGCATCCGCGATACGGATACGGAGCAATGTGGCACAACTTTGTGCGTCACGTCCCCAACGACATCACACTCCACGAACATGCCGACGTAATGGTCAACATGTTGCAGCCCTACCAAATCAAAGGTTTCTACAAAGGGCAACATCGAACCTGTTTCACAATGTGGGAATCCACAGAGTTAGACCCGCGTGGTGCACTTTGGTTGGATTTCTATGACCAGATTCTTGTACCTTGCGACCACAACCTAGAACTCTTTTCTCGCTACCACAAGAACGTAAAGAAAGTGCCGTTAGGGGTGGACCACAAAGTGTGGAAGGCAACTTCTCGACCCGAGAACAAACGATTTAGGTTTCATGCTGGCGGTTCACAATGGTTACGTAAAGGGTTGGACATCGTATTGGAGGCGTTCAAACGAGCCGACTTGGATGCTGAACTACATTTGAAACCGAACCCTGAAGCACATGGCGTTCCGCCACTTACCCTGCCCGACAACGTATTCATGCACAGGGAATGGTTCACCGAAGAAGAAACCGTCAAGTTTTTTAACGATGCTGACTGCTACATTGCAGCCACAAGAGGTGAGGGATTCGGACTCATGCCCCTACAAGCAATGGCTATGGGCATCCCCACTATCATCAATGCTTCCTCGGGTCAAGCAGAGTTCGCGGACCTTGCCAGCATCGTTATCCCTCACGGACAATCCAAGTCGATTTACGGGGGACTGTGGGACGAGTCCAACCCCGACGATTTGGCTGACGCTATGCGCATCATGTTCGCAGATTACGAAAACCATAAAACGTCAGCAAAACTGAGGGTCCGCAAAACGAAGGCATGGTCGTGGGATAACGCCGCCCGCCAGTTGGCAAACACATTGCTCGTCGGCAATCTACTTGAAAACCCCGAATGGGAACCGTCCATCCTCAGATTGCCTATGCGCGTCAAACGTAAAGTCTCAGGAAGTATCAACGGCAAAGAGTTCACCTACCTCCCAGGGCAAGAGTATGTCGTACCAGAGAACATTTATCAAGTAGTCTCCGATAGCGGAAACCTAATAGGAGGACCATTATGAAAAAGAAGAAAGAGTTTTGGGACACCAAAAACCCGAAAAAGAAATCTAAGCCCCTGTCCGCTGGACAGAAGAAGGCAGCCAAAACACGTGCCTCCAAAGCGGGTCGCCCCTACCCGAATCTTGTTGACAATTCGTGGGCTTCTCGTCGTGGCTAAAACTCCTGCGTGGCAACGCAAAGAAGGCAAAGACCCCAAAGGCGGGTTGAACGCCAAAGGTCGAGCCTCGGCTCGTGCACAGGGCATGAACCTGAAGCCTCCCGTGTCCGCTGCTCAGGCAAAGAAATCTCCGAAGGCTGCCGCTCGCCGCAAATCGTTTTGCGCCCGCATGTCAGGTATGCCAGGACCAATGAAAGATTCCAAAGGTCGCCCAACACGCAAGGCTCTCGCTTTACGTAAATGGGACTGCTAACCTAGTCTTGTCCCACGAATAGGAGAACATTATGCCCAAGGTTGGAAAAAAAGAATTCGCATACACCCCAAAGGGTATGGCTATGGCGAAGGCTGAAGCGAAGAAGACTGGCAAGAAAATGAAGTCAGGCAAGAAGAAGAAGTAATGCCACTTCCAAAAAGCAAGAAGTCTTCCGTGAAAGGTGCTCCTGCGAAGGAGTACCGTCCTGCCCCGAAATCGAAGAAGGGTAAACGGACACGGAAAACTTCTGCCAAAGCACAAGCAGGTTCATTCCCAGGGTACGGGAGTTACACTTACTAAATGACTACGGTTGCGACAGTCCTCACAAGGGCTTCGCGTCAGATGTTGGCAGGGGTCGTTGAAGAACGCAACAAATTGGCGTCAAGCCTTGATAGTAGTACGACGACTGTCGTTATGTCTTATGACCTTGGCGGTTTTCGTAATGGTTCTGTATTCGAAATTGAATCAGAACTCTTTTACGTTTGGGATGCGAACCCAGCAACGAAAACGATTACGGTGGAACGAGGATTCAACGGAACGACCGCTGCGGCTCATTCAGCCAACGTACTTGCTACGCTCAATCCGAGGTTTCCGCGAGCGCAAATGTTCGATGCGGTCAACGCCGAATTAGACGACCTGTCATCAACGATGAACGGATTGTTTCGTGTCGTTACCGCCGATTTAACATACAACGGTTCGGACCGCCAAATCAACATCACCAACTCTGGGAACATTATCGAATTGTTGGATGCCCGTCTCCGCTACCTTGCCGATGACCACCCTGTGCTGAACGCAGTCCGCCTACAAACAGGTTTGCCAACAACCGATTTCGCTTCAGGGAACACCCTCGTATTTGACAACCCTGTGATGGCAGGCACCGTACGCGTTCGCTACAAAGCACCGTTTGTTCGTGCCACCTTAGAGTCATCCGATTTGACAACCAACTGTTTCTTGCCCACCACATGTGATGACATTGTGGAAACTGGAATTATTTTGCGGATGATGAACGGACGAGAAATCAAACGCAACTTCATTGAAGCACAAGGCGACACTCGTCGCTCCGACGAAGTGCCCCCTGGCGCAGTACGAGATTCCACCACAACTCTTGCCCGATTGCGTCGCGAACGCATAATCGCAGAAGCGGCACGCCTCAAAGCACAGTATCCCATCAAGTTCAGGAAGTAGCCAATGGCTACGCTGACGCGTTTCACAGACGCTTTCCTTCCAGCAACAGGGTTCTATACGGGGACAGGGGCAACTGCGTTAGTTCCCGACATTTTCCCTGTTGCTATCAACGGACGCCCGTACATGGTGGACATGTCAGCGAACGCGTTCAACCGCCAATTCGATGCCCGTGTGCGTGATTCGGTTGACCAGTCTGCTGAGCCTGGTGAGTCGGCGTTGAACCCGCAAGGGTTGTGGCGTCGTTCGCAATCCTCGTGGCATTACGGTGCAGGACAAGAGTATTCGGATACCGCTGACGCTGAGGCGTACCGTTTCTATACAAGCAAAGGTGTGGACGTTTGGAATAAGGGCAAATTAAGTTTGTTGCCCGAAACAGTACAGAAGTATTCGTCTGCGAACAGCAATCTGCATCTTGCTACAGCCGATACACGTCTGTACATTACGGATGGTCAAACCCTCCAATACTCTACGGACCTGACATCGTTCACGCCCGTCACAGGTACGGCGGCGTCAAACCTGTTTTCGATTGCGTCTGACGGTTTTCACGTGTTCTACTCGTACGCCAACGGCGACATCGACCAAACAAAAGCAGACATCTCCACTTCGTCTGCGTACATCACGGGAATCGAGGCAGGCTATTTGGCGTATGTAAAAGGTCGTCTGATGGTCGCTGGGCAGGGTGCGGATAAACGCAAGATTTGGAACATCACCACCACTCCAACTTCTTCAGCAAACAACCCTGGTGCCCTGTTTACGCATCCGAACACCGATTTCAACTGGGTGGGTTTTGCTGCTGGGCAGAACCAAATCTATTGCGCAGGTCACGCAGGCAACAAATCGTTTGTGTACAAGACGGCAATCAAGGCTGACGGTACAACTTTGGATATCCCGACGGTTGCCGCTGAACTGCCATTGGGTGAAATCATCACCAGTATCCACGGCTATTTAGGGTTTGTGGCAATCGGTTTGAGTGACGGTTTCCGCCTCTGCTCATCAGATAGTGACGGCAACTTGGTGATTGGTCCGAAAATTGTGACGGGTTCATCGGTTGACGAGTTCGCTGGTGTCGGACAATACATCTATTTCGGATACAAGAACTTTGATGGCACCTCAACAGGTATCGGACGTATGGACATCTCAGTGTTCATCTCAACAAACCAGCCTGCTTATGCCTCAGATTTGATGGTGACAGGTCAGGGTTCTATCCCTGACGTGCACGAGTTTGGTGGCAACCCCATTTTCACGGTTGCAGGTTTAGGGTTGTACGCCCAACACGCCACGAACCTTGTTGCGTCAGGATTCCTACGGTCAGGTATCTACCGTTGGGGTGTACCAGATGCGAAGTTCATCCCCAAACTCGACTTACGCTGCCTACCTCTCGTCGGTTCCGTCACCCTGTCCGTTGCATCGGATGGTGGCACATTCCACGACTTCAACTCCTTCTCAACGGTTGGGGCAAAAGAGAAAACGTTCGACGGGTTGGAAGCAAAAATATTTGAAGCCGAACTGAAAGTCACCCTCACTCGTTCAGCGTCAGCCACCACGGGACCGACCCTTACCCGTTGGATGGCACGCGCATATGCCGCCCCTCTCCGCTCCCAAATCTTCTCCGTGCCCATCATCATGCACCACAAACTGTCAATCAACGGACGCGAATACTGGCAAGACGTGGACCAAGAACTTGCTTATCTGCGAGATTTGGTGGAAACCCCCAGAGTGGTCACCTACCAAGAAAACGAAGAAACTTTCGCCGTGGTAGTGGAAAATGTCCAAATGCAAATTATCCAATCCGTGCACGCCCATAACGACAACGACTTCGAAGGTACTGCTATAGTGGTCATGCGTAGTGTAAGATAGGACAACATGCCAGCAGTAACTCGTAGACAATATAAGGGCGCAGCGGCGCAGACGACGATTGTGAACGCGCTTGCGTCTGGTGATACGTCGGCTACTTTGGCTGCTACTACTGGTTTCCCTTCGGCTGCTGGTGTTCCGTTCTTTGTTGTTATTTCTCCTGGGACTGCTTCTGAGGAGAAGTGTTTAGCAACAATTTCTGGTTCTGTGTTGACGTTGACTCGTGCGCAGGATGATACGACTGCTGGTTCTCATGCTTCGGGTGCAACCATTTATCCTGTCTTCACGGCGGATGATGCTGATGAGGCGAATAAGTTGGCTTCGACGTTGACGACTCGTGGTGATTTGTTGACGATGGGTTCGGGTCCTGATTTTGCTCGTATTGCGATTGGGGCTGCGGATACGGTGTTGACTTCCAATGGTACGGATGCTGCTTGGGCGGCTATTCCTCCGTCGGTTGATATTATTCAGATTCAAGTGTTTAGTTAGGAGTCATTATGGCAACATTTACGAAGAAGAAACTGTCGGGTTCGACTGATGGTCTTTGTGTCAAGGTAACTGGTACTAGCACGGCGGCGACGGTGACGGTGCATACTGCTGTTGCTGGTACGACGGTTGGTACCTTTGATGAGATTTGGTTGTATGCAAATAACACTTCCGCTTCGTCGGTGAAACTGACGATTGAGTGGGGTACTGCTACTGCTGCTGATGGGAACATCGAAGTAACGGTGTTGCCTGAGGCTGGTTTGGTGACGGTGATTCCTGGTCTTATTTTGCAGAATGCGAAAGTGGTGAAGGCGTTTGCGGCTACGGCTGATGTTATTCTTTTGACTGGGTTCGTCAACGCGATTGTGGCGTAACTGATGGCTACTGCTCGCCGTCAACTTGGGTACGTGTCGTCGCAGTCGTCGCAGGTTGTGGCGACTGGGCAGACGCTTGCTGTTGACTTTCTTCTTGTCGGCGGCGGCGGTGGTGGTGGAAGATACGATGTCGGTTCTGGTGCTGGCGGCGGTGGCGGTGGCGGTGCTGGCGGTTTCGTAACAGGTTCAGGCATTATCGGCAAAACGACTTACACCGTAAAGGTCGGTGCGGGTGGGGCTGCTACTACGGTGAATGGTGAGCAGGGCAAGAACGGTACGGCTAGCGCATTTATAAATACTGCCAATGGTGGCGGTGGTGGTTCGGGTTCTGCTGGTGCTGGTGGTTCTGGTGCGTCAGGTGGTGGTTGTGGTGCTAATGCGACCACGACTGGCGGTTCTGCGATAAGCGGCGAAGGAAGTGCAGGCGGTTCTGGTGTGAACAACACGGCCGCTGGTGGTGGTGGTGGTGCTAGTGCTGTGGGCGCAAATGGTGCTGGTAGTACATCTGGCACAGGTGGCAACGGCTCAACAAATAATTACAACGGAAGTTCAACAACTTACGCTGGCGGCGGTGGCGGCGGCGGCAACGGCGGAAGCCGTTCGGGTGGTTCTGGTGGTGGTGGTGCTGGTAGTACATCTGGCACTGCTGGAACGACTAATACTGGTGGTGGCGGCGGTGGCAGTTCTAACGCCAACAGCGGCGCAGGCGGCTCAGGTATTGTCATCATTCGCTACTTGACAGCAGATGGCGCAAACTTCGCCATCAGCACCACAGGCACAGTAACGACAGGGACTGACGGCTCGTACACATTTCAAACATTTACCACATCAGGAACTTTGGTGGTCGCATAATGGCACACTTCGCAAAAGTAGAAAACGGTGTCGTGCGTGAAGTAATTGTCGTCGGTAACGATGATGCGCCTACGGAAGCGGTAGGCAAAGCGTTCATCGCCAGCATCGGCTTGGCTGGCGAATGGGTGCAAACTTCTTACAACGGGAATCCGATTGAAGGTCAAGACCGTGGCAAGTATGCAGGTATCGGTGACATTTGGAATGGTTCCGAGTTTGTTAGTGAGGTCATCGAATGACACGTTCGTACATGGGCTATGTTTCATCGCAGACAACTAGCACGGTGAATATTATGGAGTACGGTGTCGCCACAGGTGGCACGTCGAGCAGTATCACAGTTAGCGATGTCAACTACACGCTGCTGACTTTCACATCTTCTTCAACGCTGACGATTACGAAGGCTGGGTTGTTTGATGTTTTGTTGTGCTCTGGTGGCGGTGGTGGTGGCGGTTCGCTCAACGGTGCCAATAGTTCTGGTGGTGGTGGTGCAGGTGGAATCTTGCAAAGCACCATTTATTTAGACGCAAACGCCACTGTTACTATCGGTGCTGGTGGTCCTTCTGCAAACTATGACCAGAACGGTGATGGCTCATCGTCATCTATCGGTGGTGCAAGAGGTGTGAGTGTTGCTGGTGGTGGTCAAGGTTGCAACCAAACTGCGGTCTTTGTAGGTGCAAGCAAAGGCGGTTCAGGTGGCGGCGGCGGCGGCAATCTTGCTGATGACCGTAGATTCGGTAGACCAAGCATGGCACCATCTGTTTCAGGTTTTTCTGGCGGCGATGGTTCTGCATCTACTCGTGGTGCAGGTGGCGGTGGCGGTGCTACGGCAGTCGGCGGCAACCACTCATCAACGACGGGTGGTGCGGGTGGTGCTGGCTACGATGTTTCTGCGTTCATTGGCGGCTCAACATTATTCAAGTGTGGTGGTGGTGGTGGCGGTGGTGTGACTGGCGGTGCAGGCGGTTCATCTATCGGTGGTGCTGGCGGTAGCGGTGCAGTAGGTTCAGCGGCAAGCGCCAACACTGCTTCGGGTGGCGGTGGTGCTGATAACAATGCTGGGGCAGGTGGCGCAGGTGGCTCTGGCATCGTTTATGTAAGGTTCAAGGTCTAAACATGGCACACTTCGCAAATATTCAGAACGGCATCGTCTCACAGGTAATCGTCATCGCAAACGATGATTGCGCTGGTGGTGACTTCCCTGCATCAGAACCAGTCGGTCAAGCGTTCATCGCATCGCTCGGACTTGCAGGCGTATGGAAGCAAACTTCGTACAACCGCAACTTTCGTGGCAACTACGCAGGTCTCGGTATGTCTTATGATGCTGACTTAGATGAGTTCGTAACACCAGCAGTTGAGAGTGCGCCCGAATAACAGCCTTCGTTGGCTGATACTCGCACCTGCGATATTCTTCGCCCTCACAACCCCAGCCAACGCTGAACCCCAACCAGGGCTTGCCACCACCTACTACACCATCGACGAGATACCGCCGCTACGTTCCACCAGCGAGTATCCAATCTGCGGAACCGAGACAGAGAACAACATCAACCGCAGTTACAACGGCGAACCCTTTGAGGACTGCACAGGCGACTTGTTCATGGTTCACATGACTGGCTACATTGACATCCCTGAACACACAACGATTGAGTTCTGGTTGGCTACAGATGACGGCGGATATGCGAACATCGGCGGCAACGAGTTTGAGTATTGGAACGACCAGGGCTGCTCCTGGATACCGTCAGGTCAACTAGACATTGAGGCAGGCATCCAGCCGCTTGAAGTGTGGATGTACGAGCACGGCGGGGCGTCCTGCATCATGCTCGCCTGGAACATTGACGACGAAGGTTGGTCAATAGTTCCCGACGAAGCGTTCACCCAAACCTCAACCCCAACGACCACCACTTCGACTAGCACCACCGTTCCACCAACCACCACCACTTCGACTAGCACCACCGTTCCAGAAACCACCACCACTTCTACGACGACCACCACGACTGAGCCTGCGACCACCACAACCGAGCAGACCACGACCACAATCCCAAAAACTGTTAGCACTTTGGCTAACACCACCACCACAACTACCGTCTACGTTCCCCCAGTCACCACCACAACAGAACCAGAAGAAACAACCACCACAACAGAACCAGAACCTATTGAGGAGGAAGCGCCTCCCCCTGACACAACTGTTCCTGAGCCAGAAGACGACGAGCCTGACGAGACAACTCCCGAGACTCTCCCTGAAGACGAGCCTGATACACCTCAACCTGAAACAGATGACCCAGAAACAGAATCGACCCCAGAAGAAGCAAACCAAACAGAGGAAACAGAAGAAGAATCATCAGAGTCAACCATACCCCAATCCGAAGAACTTGACGAGGCAACCACAGAACAACTCACAGAACTATTCGAAGACATTACCGAAGAACAACTAGAAGAAGTCATCACAGCCATCCTTGAAGAAGAACCCACCCAAGAACAAGCCGTAGCCCTAGCCACCAGCCCCGAAGTCCTAGCCAACATCAGCGAAGAACAAGCCGAACAAATCTTTGAAACCCTAGACGTAGCCGCCCTCACCGAAGAACAAACCACAGAACTCGTCGCCGCAGTCCAGGACGCCCCCGCCGAAGTACGAGAAGCCTTCGAAAACAAAGTGGACATCTTCAAAAACGCCCTAGACACTTACATCCCCACAGGGTCCAACATCCCAGTCGGAGAACGACGCGCCCTCATAGCCATCGGCGCAGCCCTCACAGCCGCAGCAGCGACTAGGATACGACGATAATGAAACGCCTCCTCGAATACATCACCGAAAACTCGTGGACCCTCGCAGGCACAGGGCTAGTCCTCATCACCCTCTCAGGTCCCACTCTGCGGCAAGCCCTCTGGATTACAGGGGTAGCATTAGTGCTACACTCAATGCTCACACTAGGAACGGGGAAGAAAGATGAATAAAGTTATGACTGTCACCAAAGATGTACTCACCAAGTTCCTAGATTTGGGGCAACGTTTGTTCTCCCTGTTCCTTGCCAGCGCCCTCCCAGCCGTCACAGGTGGCGCCCTCATCGGCGTATCCGTAGCCAAATCTGCAATGCTCGCAGGATTCATGGCAGTAGTCCAAGTAGTCCAAAAACTTGCAGCCGCCTCAACAGACGGCGAACTGACAAGCGAGGAGATTGCTCAAGCGTTCGGGAAAAAGTAATGGCAACCCCATACCCCATCGTCAAAGTAACTCTCTGCTCCCATCTGAAAGGCGTCAAACCTGGTGAACTCCCCCAAGAACTTCTTCGCGGCATTGAAGGCAAAGGCAAACTCCATCATTGTGCGGCTGACGCATACGAAGCAATGGACGCAGCAGCCAACGCCGAAGGTATCGACCTCGCCCCAACCAGCCAAGCCGACACGTACCGCAGCCTCGAAACCCAAGAGTACGGCTTCTACCAAAGGCACACAGACACCCCGAACAAAAAACTCCGCAAACAAAAGCCGCGCATCTACAAAGGCAAAGCGTGGTACCTGAAAAAAGGTATGGCACCAATGGCGGTCCCAGGTACCTCCAACCATAACC